GGACGTTACACCGGAGGAACTGCACGTTATCTATTGGGATACAGAAGTGTCTGGACACGAACGCTATGAGAGGGACGAACTGGACAAGGTAGAGGATACTACAAAACCTTGTGGCGGTGGCGGTACTGATGTTCGCTGTGTGCCACCGTTCCTACGTGAACATCACGTCAATCCAACTGCGTCTATCGTTGTTACCGATGGTCATCTTTGGAGTGGGTTCGGTGATTGGGATCATCCAGTGTTGTGGGTTATCGTGAACAATCCGTCTTGCGTACCGCCCGTAGGCAAACACGTCCATGTAAAGAGTGGAGATCTACGGTAATGGAGTTCTGGACTCTAATGACTATAGGCTACTCAGTGATGGAACATCAAATGCAATTCAGTGTTTGGTTTCCAACTGAAGACGCCTGTTGGAGCGTACTACTAGATAGCGGTGCGCTCTACGATCAGATTAATGCAACAGAAGGTCACTGTGATGTAAGCGAGGTCGCATCACATATAGTACGGCCTAAACTCAGACCTTGGTAGGAAATGAACAATGGGAATAATTAAAGCAATATACACACCGATCTGTGACTTGGATTTTAGTTACGAAAATCATGGTGATGGTGAACTAAATCAGAGTTTCGAGACCACTAGCTTTCGTAAGACTGTGGAGAAAACACTGAAGTGTAAGACGTGTTTTCGTGACAGAAGCAGTGCGTGGGTCTATCGTGAGAATGATAACTTCACGCTTGGCTATGTTGGGTATTCGGATATGACACACTCAGGCACAGGTGGAGACAGGTATAATGTTGTCTCTAAGAACATCGAAAACAAAAAGTACAGTTCGGGTCAGTCTAATTATCATGTGTCATCTGCATTACGTATGGACAAGGCTGTAAAGAATGCTCAGAAGTATCTGCGTCCGTGGTCACCTGTCGAACATATTGCCATAAGTTTCGATGACTTCAAAAGAGATTGGCGTGACGTAGGTTATCAAGCTGATAACGAGTACAATGGTAAACTAAATGTGATGACTAACGATATTCGAGAACGAGGTAACACGTTCAAAGAATTGGGTCACTTGCTAACCAGTGGGTACGAGTTTCTGTATCCCAATGTACGTGAGATGATCAAGGAGATACATGACGCATTGTCGGAGTTGAACGAGACTAAGAAGCGTCCAAAGATACACAAGTTTATCTACATACGTGAGTATCTTGGTGAGCAACAGGCGGCTAGGTTCCCAGTCAATGCAGATGACTATTGGTTTGATCTCAAATCGTTTCAACAGCAACACAGAGATATTCAGTGGGTCAAGGCTGATGATCTGGACGAAAACGATAAACGTAAGATATCGTCTTTGTCGTTCTTGGAGAATGGACAGTACATTGATGGCGTTGGCTTCAAGGCCGCAAGTAACTGTTACTACGTTGTGCCAGAAGAAGGGAGGTGTGTAGTATGAAGATCGAGAAAAATGTACCGTTGCCAAGGAATAAATACGGCAGATGGATAGAACTAGCGAAGAAGATGGAGGTTGGAGATAGTGTTGTTCTTAAAAACAACAAAGAAACCATGTCTCTAGGGCAAGCCATGAAACGAGTAAACAAAGGTAAAGTGGTCACTGCAAAACAAGCTTGTGGCAACATAAGAGTTTGGAGAAAAACATAAGTAAAAGAATGAGGGGTGCAGTAGACATCACACTAACTGCACCCCTCGCTTGTGTAGTACAAGCCCTTAACAAATTATTTATAGGTTGTAATTAAGTATCGGTCAACCTATATTTTACGCATGAATGAAACATATCGCGTAAAGATAAACCCAGACAACTCTACGTTCGAAATTACAAGTTTAGATATATTTACTCTTGAAATTGACATTTCGGGGGTATATATGTCAGAAACTGATTTGCCTGATTGGGCAAGAAGAAAACTGTCGGCACTCTCATTCTGTGATTGGGATAAAAGATCGACAGGTTCTATAGTTGGTGTTGGGAAGCGTATTAATGAACATACATTTTGGATATACAATTAATTACCCTGTGTTATTATTGATAATAACCGATGCCAGTTTTTTTGATAGCCCCAGACAGCGGTGGGCGGGTTTTTTGCAAAGGTTGTTTTTCCCGAAAACACTGTCAGTGCGGAGAGTCGAATTGGTTTGTTCATTATCGAGGAGACCGCACAATGAATAGTTTACGTAAACAGCTTGAAGACGAAGAACAAGGGTTACGTAAAATCCGTACTAATAGGCGGCATAGGAAACCCCCAAATGCAGGTAAGAAATTCCAACAAGTCTTTTACGTATTAGATAAAGATTTAGAAAACTGGGATGATATAGATCTGGATAAAGTGGACGAGTTTACTTCGTCAGCAATAGTAGACAAGAACTTTGATAGTATTGGTGAAGAAGAGATAAGCAATATTGTTGCCTCTCTGAAGTCTGGCTTAGATGTGTCTGTGTGTGACAATGCTTTCACGATACCGGCGAACGCACCTATCGCAGATGTAGAGGTCTCTGTAGGTAAAAGACGTAACTACGAGAAGAAGTTAGTCAACGTCATATCTGCCGCTCATGCCAAAGGTGTGTCCGAGTGGCAGAAGCGAAGACCATTCGTAATTTTACAGAAGCGTTTGAACAGGGATAAGCAGTACGCGTTCCGTCAATTCCCCGACAAAGATAAAAGGAGAGCAACAGGTATGAAATATGCACTTGTTATGAGCAATGTACCTTTAGGTAAAGAAGGTCACACGATATTGTATTTTCACACATTAAAAGCCGCTAGGGAAAAGATGCGCGAGTTTATAGCAGACTATGGGTACGAACAGAAACACTTAGAAACGATGAAAGTAGTGGGGGATTAGAATGGGCGTAAGGTATATTGATAAAAATGGTGAGGTAAGATCGATGGCTATTCCCTATTCAAACGCCATCTACGAAATACTGAGGAAACAGAATAGAATTTTATATGAAGTAACTAGTGAGATACCCATGCGTAAAATAAAAGGAAGATGGGCTGATATAGTTGAGAAGATGTCTGTGGGAGATAGCGTACTGGTTGCTTCGCGGGCCGAGGCTCAAGGATTACAACACGCCATACTAAGAAGGTACTATGCCAAACTCATCGACCATGATGATTATTGGTGTGAAAGGAATAGACGGTGGGAGACTGGTAAGCTTTCAAGGTCTAGAAAAGAAGGCGAAGGTTTTAGAGTGTGGAGATTGCAATGACACCAGAAGCAAAAGTAAAACGTAGGGTTACAAACAAGTTAAAAGAAATGGGCGCGTACTATTTCTTTCCGATGACAGGTGGATATGGACGTAGCGGTGTACCCGATATCATTGGATGCTACAGAGGTAGGTTCTTTGGTATTGAAACAAAAGCGGGAAATAATAAACCCACAGCGTTACAGATGAAGAACCTGAAAGATATTGATAGTCAGGGAGGGATAGCTCTGGTTATAAATGAAGATAATCTATCCAGTATAACTGAACTATTGAGGGAAGATGATGCAGAGCTTAACGAAAGAAGAGGAAGCAGAGCTACAGTTTCTACGTAACGAAGCTAATAAATATGAGGTAGAAAATAATAGGTTGGATAGCCATCCAAACGTCAAGAACGATCTAGCAAGAGCAAGACGTGAATTGAAAGAATATACAAAGAAACTGCAAGAAGCAGGAAGACACATATACTGTTAATGGGAGACAAGTATGGGTAAGAAACAAGAGAAAGCGTGGAAGTACTTACTACTAAACAAAAGCGCGACAGCTAGGGAACTAGCAGATGCTGTAGGTATATCTTATGGGTATGCACTGAGTATCAAGAAACGAATTGGAACACCGCAAGAAATATTGGACGTGCCAAATAAATTAACTAGATCCGATGTACTGGATACAGCAAAGAATTTAGTTAACGGAGACAGAGCCGAACAGCATGGCGATGCTACAAACAACTTTGTACTCATGGCGGCATACTGGAACGCGCACCTCGGACTTAGAGATTTTATATCTGTTGATGACGTACCGATCATGTTGGCCTTGATGAAAGTAGCGAGGTTGCACGGCGATGGCACAAAGAACATAGACAACTACGTAGATGTCTGTGGGTATATGTCATTGGGTGGTGAGATTTCTCAACTGTGAACTTTGTAACTCTAGACTTCGAAACTTATTACGACAGAGAGTACTCGTTACGCAAGTTAACGACTGAAGAATACGTGCGTGATAAAAGGTTCGAGGTCATAGGGCTTGCAATAAAGATAGGTGACAGACCTACGTTTTGGATAGAGGGTGCTGCACGAGTCAAGAGTTTCCTAACAGAAGCAGACTTCTCTGGGTGCGCCATCCTCTGTCACAACACGATGTTTGACGGTGCGATATTGGACTGGTTATATGATGTACGTCCAAAAGTTTGGCTTGATACCCTGTGTATGGCGAGAGCATTACATGGTGTAGATCAAAGTGTATCGCTGAAGAACGTAGCCGAAAAGTATGGTGTTGGAGTCAAAGGTACAGAAATACAGAACACAATGGGTAAACACATAGATGATTTTACTACTAAGGAGTTATCTCGATTTGCTGACTATGCCATAAATGATGTCGATCTGACATATGACATATTCAAGTTGATGTTACCCAACTTTCCCCAACAAGAATTAGAACTAATAGATGTCACACTAAGAATGTATATAGAGCCAACGCTACGTCTCGATATGGCTGGGCTACAAGAACATCTTGCAGAGACACGTTCACGTAAGGAGGCGTTACTGGGAGAAGCAGGAGTAGCGAAAGAGGAGTTGATGTCCAACCCCAAGTTTGCCGCATTGTTAATAAGTCTCGGTGTAGAACCGCCCATGAAAGTAAGTCCAACCACAGGCAAAGCAACATTTGCATTTGCAAAATCAGATGAAGGGTTCAAGGCGTTAGCAGAACATGAGAGCGATAAGGTTCAATCTTTAGTTGCCGCTCGACTGGGTACTAAAAGCACTTTGGAAGAAACACGTACAGAGAGGTTTATCTCTATTGCGAAGCGTGGGCTGCTCCCCGTACCCGTCCGTTACTATGCCGCACATACAGGTAGATGGGGTGGAGATGACAAGATAAACCTACAGAATTTACCAAGTCGTGGTGTCAATGGTAAGAAATTAAAGAAGAGTATCATAGCGCCAGTCGGTCATACTCTTATAGATGCAGACAGTTCTCAGATTGAAGCGCGAGTGTTAGCTTGGCTGTCCGAACAGGACGACTTGGTTGATCAGTTTGCCAAAGGTGAAGATGTCTACATAAAGATGGCTAGTTCCATTTACGCCGTCCCAGAAGATCAAGTTACCAAGGATCAGAGATTTGTAGGAAAGACCACGATCTTGGGAGCGGGATACGGCATGGGTTACTTGAAGTTTGGAGCGCAACTCAAGACCTTTGGGTATGAAGTACCCGAGGCGGAGGCGAAGCGGATTATATCTGTATACAGAGAGACGTATCCATACATTGGAGATTTATGGCAAGCGGCAAACAGGTGCATAAAAGAAATGCACAGTGGCAATCTGTTCAGGTTTGGGCGATCTGGAGTTTTAGACATCAACGTAGCAGCCCGGGCTATCGTGTTGCCATCACAGCTAGAGATGTCTTACACTGATCTAGATGCTACAACGGAAAGCGGGCGAACTGAGTACCATTATAAAACACGCCAAGGTCGTACTAGAATATACGGTGGCAAGGTAGTCGAGAATGTATGCCAAGCTATTGCTCGTTGTATTATAGGGCATCAAATGTTACAAATAGCTAAAAAATATAGAGTAGTATTAACCGTCCATGATAGTATCGTATGTTGCGTACCTAACCAGCTCGCAGCAGAAGCACGAGAATATATAGAGAGCTGTATGCGTACAACACCTGAATGGGCCGCAGGTCTACCTATCGATTGCGAAAGCGGTATAGGTAAGAGTTATGGAGATTGCGAATAATGGCATCTTGGTCGTTTAGTAGATTAAAGTCTTTCGAGACTTGCCCCAAACAGTTTTATCATGTGACTGTATTGAAGGAGCATCCTGTCGTTGAAACAGATGCAATGTTGTATGGAACTGCAATGCACAAAGCGGCAGAAGATTACATTGGAGAAGACAAGCCACTCCCAGAGAAGTTTATGTACGTTAAAGGAACACTGGACGAGCTGCTGGGGATTAGAGGTAGTAAGTTAACTGAGCAAAAGTTAGGACTTACCAAAGACCTGAAACCTTGTGGGTTCAGAGACAAAGATGTCTGGTTCCGTGGTATCGTAGACCTTGCGATTATAGACACACTGGCAGAGCGAGCGTGGATCGTAGATTATAAGACAGGCAAGTCTACAAGATATGCTGATAAGGGTCAGCTTGAGCTTATGGCTCTAAGCATCTTTAAAAAATTTCCAGACGTAAAACATATTAATGCGGCACTATTGTTTGTCGTTGCTAACGAAATGATAGAGGCTGAGTATAAAATAGAGAAC